GGATTTTGTGCAATTTTAGTAAATTGATCTGCAATAATCTGGTGATGGCCCCACTTTTTTTTATCCTTTTCTTTTCTACATATAAAGTCTGGCCATACCTCTTGAACAAAATATAAAAAATGATCTTGGCATAACTTTGTGTGCTTTATCCACAGTCGTTCTACTTCGAGCCTCAGTTTATCGGTGGGTACTAAATCTAGCTGCATGCTGTAAGTATAACTTAGTCTAAAGTATTTTCCACTATAAACGTGTATTTGTTTTAACTAAAGCCAGGAACTAGCGTAACTGTTGCGAGATTAAGGCGAGAATTGAAAACGAGATTTTAAAGAATTTTTGACAGTTAAAAGAGCCTTCTAAATTTAGGCAAAAAAAAATCCCTGTTAATAATTAAATTAACAGGGATTAAAAGTGAGATGAAGTAATTTACTTTTTAGAATTAAGTAAATGTTCTTTCATTCTTTTACGAAATTCATCATGTTCTTTTTTTGTAATTGTTTCAAAACTCCTAAGTTTTTCCCCAAGAGCATCTGCAATTTCATTTATATTTTTATCTTTATATTTCATGTTTAATCTCCAAAGTTATAAGTATCAATATCAGTATCAGTATCAGTATTTTCATTGTATGGATTATCAACAATAACACTTTGCAATTCTCCAAGATACTGACTAATTCTAGCTTTTAAATCTTGGGTAACTTGAGAATTTGGATACTGAGCATATATTTCTACTATTGCTCTTTCTGTTGCAGTATGAACTAATTGATAATTTATGTTAGTTTTTTGTTCATCACTCATATTGTTTGCAACCTCACTAGCATTATTGCTAGTGAGGTTAGAGTTATTTAATATGTTTATAATATTTCTTGTCATATTTATTCTCCTATTATATCAATACTCAATTCTTTTCTTCTTGAGTTAGGTTTATGATAATATGAGTTAGGTTTATCAAAAGTCTCAATATTGACTAATTCATTAACCTTTGGAAAGTCTTGATAAACTTTTTTCATATCTATTGAATAAGTTTGTGAAGTTTTACAAACGATAGATACTTGAGTTTTATTTACTTTAAACTCATTTATATAGATATCCTTTTTTAACTGATTGACTTTTAAAGAAGTCAATATTTGACTCTCCATATCTGCAATAGTCGTTTTAAGTTTTTTTGATTGTTCTTTTAATTTCAATAGTTTTTTAAGAAATAAAAGATTGTTTTGTTTATTCTCTTTATTTAAAGAGTTTTGTACATATATTTTTTTCATGATTTTTACCTTTATATGAATGGTTAATATTATTTGTACTATTTTAGTATATATTAAAATATGGGATAAACAAGTATAAAAAACATTTTATTTAATTTTACTTACTTTTATTTATTTTTTTTTTGCCGGTCTAAGCTGCTAAAAATTTCTGCAGCCCCTGGGGTTTTTTTTTGGAACGTTATGAAAAAACGGGAACGGGCACACCAAACGGGAAACGGGAATGCTCGAGACCCGGTTAAAGCTGCCTGGGGTTTTTTTTGGAAATGAATAAAAGAAGTCCCCGAATTTATGAAAAAACGGGGACGGGAATTTAAAGAAGTTTGTTAAGGCAATATCCTGCTACTATTAAAAGTAACAGGATAAATATAAAATAACTCATCACATTAACTCTGCTTTAGTTATTCCTTCTTTATTTGTGTAGAAAGAACACCTATCGCCTTCTTTTAGATTAGCAATATATTGAGGTTCATTGCGCAAATAACCACTTCCGTTTTTTTGGTCGCCAAACTCAATTTGAATCCACATGCGTTCCGTGTTAATGTCTTTATGCTCGTGGTCAACTTCAAAAACACAGTAAACATATTCTTTAAGTTTTTTCTCCATTTTTTTTATTTTAAAATATGTCTCCAACCCACAGTCCGAACAAGTATAGGCTATATTTTCTTTTGGTTCTTTTAACATATTATTTTACCTTTTCTTTTTTTAAAATATTATAAAATCCAGAATAGTCGTGCTTTAGACTTTCGCCATATATTTTCGCCCATTCTCTAGTTATGTAGTTTAATTGTTTTTGATTTAACATATTTCAAACCCCCCACTTGCTCTAGAAAATTTTATAAACTCTATAACATTTTCTTTACTAAAAGGATAAGACGAACCCCAATCTCTTTCGTTGTTTATCTCTGTCCAATGTTTATCATAAGGACTAGGGTAATCTTTTGGTGCAAGATTTTGATTTGGTCGTAATTCTTCCACCTTTTCTTTTAAAGCTTTTAATTTTGCTTCAACTTTTTTATTATGCTCCTTTGCTTTTTTAACTTGCAAAGCACACTCTTTTTCATGCCTATCAATATAACCATTATCAATTAATGATTGCAATCTGTTTGCAATAGCAATAGATGTTCCTTTAGAAAATCGTCTACCACTATTATTATGAATATCGTGTGCTTGTTCGTGTGTAATTAAATCAGAACATTTGTCTAATATAATGTTTGCTAATGGTCGCCACCACCATACATTATTTCTAAAGTATGACCCTGGATTTTCATCTTCCCATTTTTGCCTTTTTTGAAAATAATTATCTTGGTCTTCTTTCGTTGCATTTTCCCAATCAATCGTTGGTTGTTTGCTTTTTAATTGTGGGGCTAGCCCATAAATATCAAAACCCATAATATACTCCTTTGTTGAGGTTTAAAAATTTACTCTTATATTTTATCCCATATATATATATATATGCAAACTCTTTTTTTTATTTTTTTCACACCAAGTAATTTTTGTCCGACTTGGTGTTTTTTTCCGAGCGCGACCGCGCACGGCTTCCTTACGAACAATAACCTTCAAAACAAATTATGAAAAAACGGGAACGGGAAATGGTTTCAGCAAAACGAGCCGCTAGCTGCATCGACAGTGCGCGCCTGGCCGGCTTCCTTACGTAAAAACCGAATATCAAAATTAACCATCCTGCTGCACGTGGGTACATGATCCCTAATAAAAGCAAAACAGCTAGCGTAGCACCGTTCATGCTGTTCTCTTCTGATGGTCTTCGTGCTCCTTATAGTCGTCACGCAAAGCCTGTGATATTTGATAGTAGTCAACCGCATCAAGAAACGCTAACGCATAACTAGCCATAAAAGACCGACTGACAAAAAGATGCCTGCTTTCCTCTGCGTCATTGCACACCACGTCTTCTACATATTCCTTTAAGAGATCCGGTTCGAACTTTGGGGCCAAGTGGTCTACAGGCTCCCAGTTGTCTATGATTTCAAGCTTGACGCGCCACGTTTCGTAGTTTGTCCAACCATTATAAGTTTTATCTTGCATAATATACTCCCTTTGTTAAAAAATTTATATGCAGCTGCAGTCTACCTGGTAAAAGACTGATGGTCAAGAACTTTTTTATATTGGCAAACCCCTAGTTTTCTGGGATTTTTGTCGGTCGTACTTCCCAGAGGAAGCCGGCGAGCGCGCCCGTGCCGGCTTCCTTTAACGTACGAAACTAAAAAACAATAAAAATAACAACGGGAACGGGAAACGGGAAACGGGATTTCATGTAGCTGCCTGGCCATCCGGGCCGCACGCTACCAGGGCTTTTAACAAACCAGAAGGATTATCAATAAAACGGGAAACGGGAAACGGGATTCCAGGTTCACGTACCTGTAGAAGTTCAAGCACTCTTAAGGAGGCACGCTGATTGAGAATAAAGCAATTGCCTCCTGCTCTTTGTCTTTTTAAATGCCAATTAATCTGATACTTTGATAAACCACAATTCTTAGCTTCATTTGCTTTTAATTCTAACCAAAACTCACAATCCTCTATACATGCGTTAATATCAGGTATTCCGTTGATTGTAGAACTTTCAATCCTAACCAAATGCCATCTCTTTTTTGTTTTTTGAATCAAGTTAATGCGTTGCCACAATTTAGATTCTTTTGTCCTCATTTAATCTGATTTTTCTGGTGTAATATCAATAATATTCTTTGCGTCATGTATTCTATTTTCTAATTCCTGTAGCCTTTTTTCTAATTGTTCACGTGACATTCCCTCTAATGTACTATGTGTTACCTCTTTTTTGTCTACAAAAAGACCTGCTAATTGGCCTGATCTAAACTCTGCATTAATAGCGCCTGTATATTGACCTTTTTGTTCTGCACCATCTCTTAATCTCTCAAAAGTTTTAAATCGTCTGAGTTTATCTTTTTCGTAAATTTCTTTTTCTTCGCTAAGTTTGATTTCTAAATATCTGCAAACATGTGGGTTCAATATAGGGTTTGTAAGTCTGCTTGCTAAAACCATGGCTCCGTTTTTGTTTTTAGATTTGTAACCAGCTTGCAATAAGGCGTCAACTTTTGAAATACTGCCCCAATGTTTCACCAGTATTTCTACAAATAATTTTTGTTTTGGTGTCAAATCCTGTACGGTTCTTACTATTTTTTTCTTTTGTCTCATG